TTTGTTCCAGAGCATGGAACTAAGAACGTTTGATCTCACATTTAAGATGTCTCCGTTTGATGATCAAGATGCTTTAAGAATAGAAGCTATCATAAAAATATTTAAACAAGCAATGCTGCCTCAGTATAATCTAGGTGAAGGCGTTAGTGTTTTTGGAAGAGATAATAACGCACTAGATGCTGGATTTATTCAAGTCCCTAAGGTATGTGCTGTCAACTTTATGCGAGGATCTAATAGGAATAGATTCCTTCCTAGATATAAGATGTGTGCTATCACAGATGTCAATGTGAACTACACTCCTGACAATGTTTATGCAACAATTGACAGAAACATGCCAGTAGCAACAGAATTAAAGCTCAGTTTTATGGAAACAAAACTTGTATTCTCAGAGGACGTTCAAGAAAGAGGTTTCTAATGTATTTTTCTTTACTACCAAACATAGAATATGATGAGAAACCGATCAGTTATCCTTTCTCAGAGTCAGATTTTGTAACTGCAAAAAATTTCTTTCGTAGATACAAATTAAATGATGACATCTTCTCATACGCTGTCTTTTTTAGCAAATATGCAATTGTAGATGGAGAACGTCCTGACAGTCTAGCACTCAAAGCATACGGAGATCCATTTTATGATTGGGTGATTTTATTGACAAATAACATGGTCAACGCACAGTATGACTGGCCAATGACTAACTATGAGATTAGTAAGGTGTTAGAGTCAGAATATGATGATGCATACAATGAGATTCATCACTATGAAACAATAAAGATTGGTCAGTATGCTGCTGGTCTTCGTGTTGATGAAGCATTCTACAATGCACAACACAAAGTTAATATAGATGGTGCGGTATCAATAAAGAATGGTAGTGAGATTTGCGGTCCTGTTAAGGTTGCAGAACATTTTTACAGAGAAAATGAAAAGAAGAGAGAAATATATTTACTCAAACCTGCTTTCTTCCAGTCATTTGTAGATGACTTTAGGAAAAAGAATTTATATAAAAAAGACGCCAACTATATTAGTCAGCGTCTTAAGAAAACTGGTTGACTTTTTCGGGTAAAAATTTGCCCGAATTTTTTTTGCAGTTTTATGGAATTGAATAATCGGATTTGTGTGCTTATTCTTCAGCAAGTTTTGCGAAGTATGACAACGCATCGTCATCATCAACAACTGCTTCTTTCTTTACAGGAGAAGGAGCTGCTGCTTTCTCATTGAAACGATCAGCAGTGTGATCATATCCAAGACCTTCACTCAAGTCTTCAAGAGACTCATCAACTGGACGAGCAACAGGACGTTGCCCTATACCTAGAACAAGATTCAATCTGTTTTCTAGTTCTTCATATGTCTTGAACTGATCCTTAGAAGTGAATGCCTCTAATGAGTATTCTTTCTTCCAGACCGCTTCAAGTTCATCATCATCTGCACTAAGAGCAGACACACTATCAAACTCACTACTGTCATAGTTCCAGTATCCTGCAACTTTTTTAATCTTCAACTTGAAGTTGGCACCTTCCCAAAGGTCAAAGACATTGACAGGAGTCTCGTCTTGGAACTCAGGTTGCATAGCAGCGAGGATCTTATCATGGATCTTCTTACCATACTTGTAAAGGAATACCTTACCTTCATTTTCTGGATGCTTAGGATCCTTAACGACATAGATGTTGCTGTAGTAAGAAAGCTTACGCTTTTGCTTACGAGCAGTCTCTTTGTCTTCATCAGCACCGCTGTTCCAGAGACGGCGGTTGACCTCACCAACGGGATCCTTCTCGTTGATTGTAGTCAAAGAATTTTCAATGTACCATCCACCAATACCTTGGAAGGCATGGGAGTACACTTTTGCCCAAGGAATGCTTTCACCTTCTGTGGCAGGAAGGAATCGGATCACGGCATAGCCGTTACCAGCAGCGTCAACCTCTGGTTTCCAGAATCTTTCATCAACGTTCTTACCGCTGGATGACTTCTCTAATTCCTTTTGAAGGTATGAGAAGTTGTTCTGAGATTTACGCTTTAGATCTGCGAATGACATAGGATTTAATTGGATTAATTTGGATTTGGTTTATTGCCCTATCACGGAAACATAATAACAGGCACAGGAACGGGCGTCAACCCTGTGCCTCTGTTTGTTTTTTCATACTCGCTACTTTTTGCACGAGTTCATCGAACATTTCTTCTATAGTAGTGTTAGGAGTAGCACCTAACATTATAACACCTTGTTTCATTGTGTCAACCACGGACTTAGCCTCAGGGTCATCACTTAGTTTAGCACGAGCATAGAATATTTTTTGTTTGTCTATTAATTTTTCTAGAGCTTCAAAGTATTCCATCTTTCTATCTCTATCAAGAAGAACAAAATTCATAGCAGATCTGAAACAAAACTGCTGTAACTCTAACATCTCTTGGATGTCACCTTTAATAATATCCGATTGAAAGAAGGTCATACTAACATTAATTTTGCTCTTGATGTTTTCTTCATGAAGTTTAGTTGTTGTGCTTCGTAACGAAGTTTTTCTTTTAAAGGTTTACTAATTAATTTATTTACACTATCTAGTTCAATTTCATTTTCTTCACAGTAGTGGATGACCGAATCAATGTAATTCATTTCTGGATTGTGTAATGCAATCTTCTCCACCTCCTGCGAAAACTTCGCAGACGTCATAAATCTATCCTCTAATAATTGTTTCTTGTCCATGCCGTTCTTGATACTCCGAGATGTAGCTCATCAATGTGAGAAAATATTCTTTCTTAGGAGGAAGCACTACAACTTGGGTCTCTCCGTTTTCACAAGCAACGATTGTGACGAGTTGTTTAACACTCATCCCATATTTTTCTTGCAACATACATGCGTATGCTGTTTCTTGAACGAAGTAGTCGTATAAGTATTCTTCACGCTTAGGATGTTCTGCTGTCTTGAAATCAATAATGGACAGCACTCCATCAAACTCAGCGATACAATCAACGCGACCTGCCAATTCTAAATGCTTGGAGTAGAGCGCAGCTTCCTGTAATATGATATTATTTATACGGTCTAGAGTATCCCTAGAATGGTGGAACATGAGTACAGGAAGTGGATACTTCTTGTACTTTTTTAGGTCTAATTCGTTGTTAAAATAATCCTCTGCAATAGAGTGATACTTTGTGCCGCGACCTGTAGCACGAGTGGTTTTAGCATTAGCTTTATCCTCTCCTACTCTAGCACGCCAACGTGCAATATTTGCTTTCTTTTTAGCATTGTTACTAATCACTGTAGTGACGGATGGAAACTTGTATCCCTCAGGTGTGAGGTACATACGTTTTCCATTTACCATCTCAGCAGACATCTCAATAGGATCTATGCCACCTACGTGATTAAAGAGTTTCATAAACCCAGATTGATTTTGTTAATAAGATAAGACTTAACAAGACCAGAACGAACGATGTCTTCAATACCAAACTCAATGAGTTGAAACTCTTCCATCTCTTGTAAGATACGTTGGAAGTCAATGATGCCTGTGCGTTCACTGATCTTTTGTAGATCAGTTTGTGCAGCATCACCACAGAATATAATCTTACTATCTTGTCCAACACGAGTGATAATACTATCTAACTCATGGAAGTTTAAGTTCTGACACTCATCAATAATAACAATAGCATTATCTAATGTAGTTCCACGAATGAAACTAGTAGACCAGAAAGATATAGTTTCTTGTGCCTTGAGATTATCATACAACATTTCATATGAATTGTCATCAGGCATTTGAAACATTCCTTGCACCATATTTTTATATGGTATCTGATACAGCGATGACTTATCCTCATGGTCGCCAGGTAAGAAACCAATCTCTCTAGTTGCTACCAAAGAACGAACAATATATATTTTTTCGTATGGTGAGTAATCATCTAACACTTCCTTAAGTGCTTTGTACAAAGCTACAAAGGTCTTACCTGTTCCTGCCACACCATAAGCATAGACCATCTTACCTTCGTCCCATGCATCAAACATTACTTTTTGATTATCAGTAAGAGGTTCAATAGGAATCATATAGTCTGCACTGATAGGTTTACGACGTTTCATTTGTTTAGCAGTCATACCTGATCCTGGTGCTTTAGTTTTCTTTTTTACTGGCATATTAGTATCTGTATTTCTCAGTGATAGTTTTGTTGTTTACATATTCTGCTTTAGGAAGAACTTTGTTCTTCATAATATCTGTCCAACCAGGATGAGTGGTTGCCATCTTGTCTCTCCACTCTCCTACCTCACCTGCAGAAGCACATCCTGCTTGCCAATCTTTATCCCAATCGGGATTGTCTTTTCTCCATTGATCATATTCTTTCATGGTCATAGAGAGTTCTTGTTTCTCTTTAGTTTTTAAATTAATTACTGGGTATGTTGGCATTAGTTCCACTCCAAAGCTTCTGCACAAATAGGAAATTGTTCACAGAACACACGCTTTGCATCGTTAGCGATGTCCATGTGTTCTTTTTGAGTGCCATGGGCACTGCGTAGATCTATATAGTGGATCCACGACCTTACAGATCCTGTCATATAAATTTTAGTTGGTGTTGCTAATGGTAAAACAAAACGAGCACACTCTTTTGCAATTCCAACTCTCAACATTTGTTGATACAGATCCATTCCTTCAGAGAAGTAACGGTTAACGGCAATTTCAAGTTCTTGTTTAGTAAAATCATCAACATCATCAATACTATTTTGTCTATTCTTATCATCTTGACGACGTAGATCAAACATAGGGATGGTACTTGCTAACATAGAACTGGCAGCATATCTCTGTGAAAATTCTTGAAAAGTAAATGATCTATGTCTTAAAACTTGAGCAGCAATACCTCTAGTAGTTTCAATCTCTAGTGTCATATGTGCCTGTTCAAATACAGACCAGTGTTGATGATTGATACAGTATTTTAAAAGACCTGCAACCTTAGGGTTGTCTTGATTGTTCGGGTTGCTCACTCGTGCTACGTAACCCATCGTCTGTTCTGCTTCATCGCTTTCATCCTGCAGCCAAAAACGAAACAGATAAAAAAGCTCTTTCACAATGAATTGAGAAAGATACGGACCTTGAAGCAATG